CTACGATAACCGCACATTCAACATAGCTACCTGTTCGTCGTTCATGTCATCAATCCACATACCGTAAATTTCATACACCATCTGCGCAGTTTCATGCCCCATTTGGCTGGCTATAAATGCCGGGTTCGCTCCTGCCGTCAACAGCCAGCAGGCAAAAGTATGCCGCGTATGGTACGGATTACGGCGGCGAATACCAGCACGTTTTACTGCTGCATTCCACCTTGCCCCCAAACTGCTTACCGAGTAATAAGGTTTTTGTTTTCCGTTACACACCCTGGGCATGAAAACAAAATGCAGTTTTTGCTTTTCGGTTCTGCCGTACTCCCGATGATAAAAGGTGATTTCGCTTTTGCGATGATGCCCGGTCAGTTTGTATTGCTCCTTCAGTGCTTCAAGAGCAGGCTGCAGTAGTGTTACTGTCCGGATCCCGGCATTTGTTTTTGGGGGACCGAACATATCAAGTATCGTCAGGTTTCTTCTGACATTCACTATTCCCTTTTCGAGATCCACATCCTCCCACGCCAGAGCTGCCAGTTCCCCGTGACGAAGTCCTGAGTAAACGGCAAATTTCCACAAGTTCTGGCTCTGTCCTTTTTCACTTTCCATTAATGCATTGAATTCTGTTTTAGATAACGGATCAGGCTTTATTCTGTTTCGCTGTAATTTTTTTACTCCTTCAAATGGTTTGGTTGATATAAATCCCGACTGATACGCAAAACGTAACAGCGAACAGAGCAGGGCGATATAGTTATCAACTGTGCGTACGGTTCTTCCTTTTTTGTTGGATCTTGGATTATCCAGGTAAAGCGTTTCTCCATGCAGCAGTTCATTCCGGTAATTTAAGATATCGCTATAACGAATATGTGATATCGGGGTACTTTCACAAATTATTATTCTGAGTGTTTTTAATTGTGATTTCGTTTTCTTCATTGTGTTTGTTGTTAACTCTGTCTCTTTAATTTTTGTCCAGATATCACAAAGCTCCCCGAACGTTTTTATGACTCTCGTTGTCACCATTTTTGCCCCAGTGCTGGACTGGGGAAAACGTCTTAAATACTCAAATTCACCGGAGTTTATTTCATGAACTATCAGCGCTCTTAAATTTCCGGCCTTTTTAATATTACTGTTTGTAATCTCCCAACCTTTTAATGTTTCCCGACATCGTTTTCCTCGAAACATGAACCAGATGCGAATGTATCTACCTCTAATCTCGACACCTGTTGGTAATTTAGACATATCATGATTCTTTGATAAACTGATTTATCTTTGGATAGTTGTACCAGATAATTCCTCGTTTGCTGTCTGGCTTACCTAAAGGAGATACTCGTTTGAAGTGGAAGCCCTCCACCCAACAGTTCTGGCGGTATGCTTCAATTTGTCTGGCCCCCAGACCAGTGCGAAGCATCAGGCCGTATTCAACCATCCACTCTTCATTAAAGATTACTTGTGCCATCGCATCACCTCTGGCAGGCGCCAATGTTAGACTGAAATTGACGCCCGATGTTGATTATTAATAATCAGCTATGAAGTTTTAATTTGAATACAATGCAACTCACGAGGACTGAAGTTTCTCGCAATTAAAATTAATCAGTTTTACTTTCTGCTCTCTGGAAACGCCTGCTTCTTTTTTACCTGAGAGCATTTTTTCGCATTCTGATTTCGTTAGTTTAGATTTTGAATATCTTGTCCAGTTAGTAGGAGTGCCACCTTCCTTTTCAATAGTGGCGGTAATTTTATACATGAACATCTCCATTATTATTTCCAGTGGTTCGTTTATTCCATCTTTCGAGTGCTTCTTTTTCACTTCCACCATAACCGGTTCGGGATTCGCATCCGTTACACTTCGCTCGGTAATATCCTGAAATGGCTTTCACCGTTACTGATGGACAACCACAAAATGGACATGGTTTAACATTGTCATATCTCATAACTTTTCTCATAAAAATATTTCAAGTTCGCGGTGCATTACACCGCCAGGCTGAATTATTCCTCTGAATTATCGATTACACTGTATTCCCCGGTTAATACAGAGGAATCTGCAGGATCGATTGTCAGTGGTTCCTTTTCATCCATTGATACTGCACGCTGGATCTCAATTGATACGGGCAGATATTTGAACAGACGACGAATAGCCGTTTTCTTTGCCATTTCTTCCCAGTGAGTTACCCACGGCCCGTTATTACTAGCTTTACTCTGGCTGCGCACCAGCTCAATCTGTTTGTGCGTCATAACTTCAAACTGAGTACCTCCGTCTTTCAGTCTTGCGACAGCATAGACGTGGGTAACCGGGGCATCTTCGTTTTCTCCTGGGCGGTGTATTAACTTTTCATCAAGGCCAAATTCGAAATTAAACTCGTCACCTTCACGGACAACACGGGCTGACAGGCTGGCGATTTGACCTGAACGGCGAGCCAGATCAATCATGCCGCGATAGCCAATGATTAGCTGAACGTTTTTTTTACCGCTCTTTTCGTTTTTATTACCAAAAGGCAGTAAATATGCATGACCGAGGGCGCTACCGGGCTCAAGTCCGAGCTGTGAACACTGTACGATTGCACTGACAAAACTCATAGTGTCACAGTTTCCTAACGCCGGAACTTTACGAATTTCTGTGGTGGCGATACGGATCATACGTTCAGCCGTCATATGGCGTGGAAGAGCTGCTGCCAGTTGCTCTTTCATTGATGGCTGGTTAATAAAACTAATCACGTCGTTATTTTTAATTGCTGCTGGTGCACGGTTTCCCTGAGTTTTTTGCAGATCGGCTTTTGCGATTGGTGGTTGCTTAGTCATTTGCATATTCCTTAGCCCAGCGGGGCAGTGATAACGTCTTAATAGCTGGCCATTCATCGGTATTGAGGCAGTCAGCCAGGGTTCGCAGATTGCGGTGATATTCCAGCTGACCTGCCAGTTTTGCTTCTTCGCCCATCATGAAAATTTCAACCGGATAACGTCCGCATTCAATAGTTGTGCTGGCAACCAGAAAAACGAAAGTTGGCTGCACTCCAAACTGTGCTTCATAACCGTCACTGTAGAATGCATCCTGAACGTGATAGCGGTAGTCGTAATAAGCGGTTTTGAATCGTTGAATATCCGCCGTAGTTTTCACGTCCATGATCCAGTGAAATTCAGGGATAATTTTGTCCGGACGGCACCGACACAAAATTCCTGTTTCAGGATCTTCCCAGTAAATTGATGATTCAGCGTGTCCGGCGCTTTCAACAAGCCATTGCCCCAGCGGCAAAGCCATAACGCTTTGATACATGAGTTCAATTTTCCGGCCTTCTTCCGCAGTGATAACCGTTTTTCCTGTGTTTGCGCATTCCATCAGAAACGCTTTCTCCTCTTCTTTTCCGGCGTTTGTACGGCGGTTAAATTCAGGTGCTACGATAAAGCGGTTACTGAATTCTTCCGGTTCAAGTACCCGGCAGTGGAAAGCGGTTCCTAAATCGAGCGTTTTTGTCTTTGTGGTGTCCACGGGGGCATTTTTACGCCACAAATACAGTGCCGGAGTATCAGCAATGTCATCGAGCTGAGACTTACTGACACCGGGACCCGCGTGGTAATTCTCATTCGAAATTCCGTAATAAATACCTGGCTCTATGTCTTCTACGATTACGGGATCTGCGACTTCGCCAGTTTCATCACTGCAATCGCGATGCGGATCGCTGCCAGCATTCTCATTGTGCGGATGTTCAGCGCCTTCCATTTTCTCCGGATCATTTTCCTTAGCTTCAACCTGATTCTCTTCATCGAATGTTTCCTGGTATGTTGCGTCGCCCATCACCGCACCACAGTCAGGGCAGTTATCCCCGCCAGTCTGACCGCAGGCATTGCAGGCTATTTCCGGTTCCTGTTGCACTACTGGCTCAGGTTGTTTCATATCCGGGCTGATTTTTTCCGTTTCTGGCTGGTTCTGGTACACAGAATCGCGAGTCTGGATCCCCTTAACCCATTTCGGATCGTTCGGGTCGCTAATTCCGTCAACAAATTCACCACGTGATGCAGCAAGCAATTTATCGGCATCGACAGGATTTTTTGATGGAATGTTTTTCCGGGCTTCATGGAGTTCTGCCCGCAGTTCCTGATATTTCGCATCAACAGAATTTACCTGTGACTGAGCATCCAGTGGCTGCGTGTCCTGATGATGTTCAGTTGCGTCCGGTTCCATTGTTTCAGCCTCTCCCTGTTCATCTGCCGTTGTTCCAGATGGTTGCGGTTTTTCTTCATCATCCTGTTTTCCTTCTTCTGTTACTCGCTGCGGCATCGGGGCCGAGGAGCGACCGCAGGCAATATCCACGATTTCCGGATCAGGGTTGGCATGATCGGTTTCAGTCAGTACTTTGTTCAGATATTCAGTGACGTGTGCGGGGATGACCTCGATCCCAATTGGTGCTTCTTTCACGGACGCAACCACGATGGCGCGGGAATAATCCAGCCCGCCAGGCATGGTGATGAATTTGTCGCGGAAAACAGAAAAGGGTGGTTTATTTTCAGCGATAATTTCCTCAATGCGTTTAGCGTGTGCCGGATGAAGGTTATAGATGTCCACGTCCATTGAACGGGCCAGTACGCCAGTGGCTACATCGCGCGCCAGTGACGTCAGATCGTGGACGAAACCTTCGCCGCGATCGGTGAGGTTCCCGCCGCCAGCATTAGCACCGGAAGCCGTGCGAGTGATGTGTGAAACACGATTCCCTTTTCGCCATTCTTTTGTCAGAAGACCGCGATCAATGTGTTCGGTATCCAGCCAGGCTGAAATGAAATTCTTAAATTCATAGGGCTGATGTTTTTTCGTGATAGGGAAAACTGCCTTAATTGCATCAGTCAGGCGGAGCAGGGCGGCATTATCCAGAGTTGTCGGTTCTGCCATGCCGCGTATGGCCAACAGCAGATTCTGGACATAGCTGTTTTCCTGATCCATCTCAAGAGCAGTAATGTGTTCGCGTTGTTCACGGGTGGCATGATGCAGGTATTTCCGATCCCCGGCCGCATACGTAAAAATGTGCAGTAGACGCTGAGTGAACCGCAAAGTGGCTACAGAGACTTCACAATCCTGGCAATCCCCGTGGGCGTCTGCCTGCGCGTTTTCTTCCTGGCCTCCCGTCAGTTTTTCAGTTTCCTGAGCATTGTCCTGATAGTGAACGTCGTCTGGCGCTGCTCCCGGTTTTAGTTCCCAGGTCATGGAGTCTTTGCTGAGTTGATAGCGTTCACTCCAGGTAAAATCGATCTCACCTTCAGGGGGAAGGTCATTAACGACAGGAAAATTTGTGGCAACAGCTTTAAAATAGTTGCTCAGTTTTTTACCTGACTTAACGATCAGGTAGTCCAGAGTGACACAGGTCGATTCAAAATCGTCACTTGCCCACAGGACGACGTCAGGTTCACCGGATGATTTTTTCGCTTTTCGTAACAGGAAGAGTGGTTTTGTGCTCATTGTTTTTTAACCTCAACTCAGATTAAAATTACTGCGAGTGATGAATAAATGTCCCAGGTTCTTCACTCAGGCCTGCACGTCGTGCAGGCTTTCTTTTTTCAGATTTCACCTTTTAATTTCATTGCAATCAGAGTTGCCAGAAATCCGGCTTTTCTTTCTGCGGGCAGATTCTTTCCGATGTGAACCAGACTCACTTTTGTGACACCTTCATCAAGTGTTTTTACGTTGCCTGATGGGCCGTCAATATCAACCACAGTGAATGGGGTTTCTTTATTTTCTGTTTTAATCACGTAGCCAATACGCTTTCCTTCCAGATTAACCTCGTGAACAATGTCATCGGTAGTTACAACAGTGACTTCATAATTGGTAATCATTTTTTCTCCTTAATTAAGGTTGAGCGAATCCCTGCCATTGCTGGCATAAATTCAGTTTCGCATAGTCAGTTAATTAAAGTTCGTGTGCCATCTGGTCTTTTTCGGCACAATTTTCACTACAATATTTTTTCATTTCCGTCGTTGGGATAACTCCACGCATGAAATGAAGTGGTCTTTTAATGCTTTTGCTTTCTTCAATTCCTTTATTGCAAAGGTGGTAAGCACATTTTATTTTCTTAGTCATCACCATGACTCCGCCTTTACTGGTAAACCATCACGACCGAGGAAGACTTTAATCATGCAGTCAGAAATGCATGTTTTTGTAGTCAGGTTACGAATATAAAGTTTTCGCTTTTTAATATTGTTTGCCGAGGCGATATATGTCCGGCCTTCATGAAGAACATAATCACCAGGAGTCACACACTGACGTGGTATTTCATCAGTTCCGAAGTGATGTGCAATCATAATTATCTCCATTTTTACAAATGAACTTTGTTGATGCGGTGCCTGGTGCCTCCAGGTGACTGCAACCAGTTAACAATTACAGTCGGCTTTCCCACCCAAACCAATAAGGACTAACATGACTTTTAACTGTGCCGCGTGCGCTTAGCCGCATTCACCGCATCACAAAATTCACTTTAAAAAGGGCGGACATCAGTCGAACTTCAAGAAAAAACTGATGCCGCCAAGACTACACACAGCAGTGTTGTTATTTACAACCGGAGGCGCACTCCCACCATTTAAATTTAACAGACAAGACCGACTCTTTATGGATACCGGAAGTGCGCCTTCGTGTTGTGCCCGGTTTTATTTCACCACCTCCGGGCTTCGGTGGTCTCGGCTATACCCCTACAGCGAGAGCTTGTGTTAACATTTCAATACCCTTACAGTTGAGAATTATTGATATGTTGGATGTATTTACTCCATTGTTGAAACTTTTTGCTAACGAGCCACTCGAAAGACTTATGTATACGATTATCATTTTTGGTCTCACTCTCTGGCTGATACCGAAAGAGTTTACTGTCGAATTCAATGCTTATACTGAAATACCTTGGCTCTTTCAGATTATCGTTTTTGCCTTTTCTTTCGTGGTCGCCATTTCCTTCTCAAGATTGCGAGCACATATTCAAAAGCATTATTCATTACTACCAGAGCAACGAGTATTGCTTCGTTTATCTGAGAAAGAAATCGCTGTATTTAAAGATTTCCTTAAAACAGGAAATCTTATTATCACTTCTCCTTGCCGTAACCCGGTTATGAAAAAATTAGAACGGAAGGGCATCATTCAACATCAGAGTGATAGCGCAAACTGTTCTTATTATCTCGTCACCGAAAAATACTCCCATTTTATGAAGTTATTCTGGAACAGCAGGAGTAGACGTTTTAATCGTTAGCTTACTGTGTGCTTCTCCAACCATCGGCGCGCACCAGTTTCGGTTTTAAATGTTTTGCTTTTGGTATACGTCATAGCAGTGAACGTTCCATCTTGGTTGGGGAACACGCCGCACACTAGGGATTCGTTATTGCCGAGGTCGATTTTTTGCATTTTTCGCACCTCACATTTTGTTGTTGCGGATAGAGGCTTCTGCCTGCCAGAGATCCCAGTCGTTGCTGCGTAGAGCCTGTACAGCCTGGCTGTAAGTGATATCGCAACAATCCATCAAATACTGAACTACTTCGTAATGCACCATCTTATCTCTCCCCTTAACGCCGGGTGGCGGAACTAACTGCTGCACTGCAAAATTTGAATCCCGCCGTCATGTTCATACGCCTCGGGCTGGCTACTTAACCCCTTACCACTGCCTGGTAACTCGAAGTATTGCCCTGCGTTCTGTGGGGCGGGGTGGGTGGTATGCTGGAACTATAGGTAATGCCTAATTGATTGTCAATAGGCTATGCCTAATGTTTTGAGCGTAACCTAATAGGTGATGGCGACAGGAGAAAGTGATGGGGGGTTAAATAACGGAATCCAGGAGTTTTCCGTCAGACCATATAAGTTTAAGTTCCAGTTTTTGTGATGTTCTGGCTTTTCCGTTCAGATTCTAGAGCTTTCAGATACTTACCCACTTTCATTTCCATCGCTGCTATGTAGGCGCGAACATCGTGGTCAACCCAATCTGGTTCTGTAGTATTTCCAGATAACAGGAAAGCTACAATCGCTCTTATTTCATCAGAGGCTGCTTGATAAAGGTTGTTTATATCTAAAAGTTCACTTTTTGTATCTGAATTGGTGGGGGTTGGTATGGGGTATTCGTTAAGCCCCCAATGCTCTGGACCAACAACATCAGAAAAGAAACGCCATAATTCTGGAAGTTTATCTTTACTTATGGAGCCTTTCTTAATCCAGTCATAAATTGATGGTGGTTGGACTTTGAAGTGGCGTGCGACCTCCGCCTTTGATTTGACGGATCCCGATGCGATTTTTTTGTTAATGGCCTGCTCTATCGCTCGGCCTAAGTCTTTACCACTAAGCATTGCTTAATATTCTCCTATGCTCATTGCATTAGGCAATCCCTACCCTTATCGCATTAGGCATAGCCTATTGACATTTATGTTAGGCGTCGCCTAATATTTCTGTGTGTTTTTGGAGTTCATTCGATGAAAAAAGAGAACTATTCATTCAAGCAAGCTTGTGCTGTTGTCGGTGGGCAATCAGCAATGGCTAGGCTTTTAGGTGTATCACCTCCAAGCGTAAATCAATGGATCAAAGGGGTACGTCAATTGCCTGCCGAGAGATGTCCAGCAATTGAACGTGCAACAAGAGGTGAGATTCTGTGCGAAGAGCTTCGTCCTGATATTGACTGGTCATATTTACGACGTTCGGCATGTTGTTCGCAGAATATGTCAGTGAAGCAACTAAATGACAGTAACAAATCCTCATTTGATCATACCTGAAACATCAAGAGGCAAATGATTCATGAAAATCAAGCATGAGCACATCGAATCAGTGTTGTTTGCCCTGGCAGCCGAAAAAGGGCAGGCATGGGTAGCCAATGCAATTACTGAAGAATATCTGCGCCAGGGGGGCGGCGAATTGCCCCTGGTTCCAGGCAAGGACTGGAGCAATCAGCAGAATATCTATCACCGTTGGTTGAAAGGTGAAACGAAAACGCAAAGAGAAAAAATTCAGAAGCTGATCCCAGCAATTCTGGCAATCCTTCCGCGCGAGCTGCGTCACCGACTCTGCATCTTCGATACCCTGGAACGCCGTGCATTACTGGCGGCGCAGGAAGCGTTAAGTACGGCAATTGATGCGCATGATGATGCAGTCCAAGCCGTTTACCGGAAAGCGCATTTCAGCGGCGGCGGGTCTTCCGACGATTCTGTCATTGTTCATTAAGCAAAAGTTTCCATGCTGTTTGTGCTTATTCTAAGCAACCGGGCAGCATCATACGGGGCAATTATGGCCGCATTACCATACATGCAACTGTACATAGCTGATTACCTGGCTGACACCATGCATTTGTCAGCAGAGGAGCATGGTGCGTATTTGTTGCTGATGTTCAATTACTGGCAAACAGGAAAGCCAATACCTAAAAACAGGCTGGCAAAAATTGCCCGTCTGACTAACGAGCGATGGGCTGATGTTGAACCATCCTTGCGGGAGTTTTTTTGCGATAACGGCGAGGAATGGGTGCATCTTCGGATTGAGGAAGATCTGGCATCAGTCAGGGAAAAATTAACCAAAAAATCAGCCGCAGGAAAAGCATCGGTTCAGGCCAGAAGAAGCAGAAAGGAAGCAGATGTTCAAACAAAACAAGAGAGAAATTTAACAGGTGTTCAAACAGATGTTGAAGTGGTGTTTGAACATGATGTCAACACAAAGGCAACTAATAAAGATACAGATAAAGATCTAAAAACAGATCCCCCCCTAAATCCCCCCCGGGGGAATCGAGGTGGCAAAAAGTTTGACCCTCTGGATATTGCTTTGCCGAACTGGATTTCTGTCTCGCTTTGGCGTGAGTGGGTTGAATTTCGCCAGGCATTGCGTAAACCGATTCGAACGGAGCAGGGCGCTAACGGGGCGATACGGGAGCTGGAAAAATTCCGCCAGCAGGGTTTTTCACCTGAGCAGGTGATTCGACACAGCATCGCCAATGAATACCAGGGCTTGTTCGCGCCAAAAGGTGTTCGACCTGAGACGTTACTCCGACAGGTTAACACCGTCTCGTTACCGGATAGTGCGATCCCGCCAGGCTTCAGGGGGTAACTGACCATGAAAAATATTGCGGCAGGAGGCATTCTTGAACGTATCCGCAGACTGGCCCCGCCACATGTAACCGCCCCATTCAAAACGGTAGCGGAGTGGCGCGAGTGGCAACTTTCCGAAGGCAAGAAACGTTGTGAGGAGATCAACCGTCAGAATCGTCAGTTGCGGGTGGAAAAAATTCTGAATCGCTCTGGCATCCAGCCATTGCACCGCAATTGCTCGTTTGCGAATTACCAGGTGCAGAACGACGGTCAGCGATACGCGTTGAACCAGGCGAAATCTATCGCTGATGAACTGATGACCGGGTGTACAAATTTTGCGTTCAGCGGAAAACCTGGTACCGGAAAAAACCATCTGGCGGCGGCTATAGGGAATCGCCTGCTGAAAGATGGCCAGACAGTGATTGTGGTTACCGTGGCTGATGTCATGAGTGCTCTACACGCCAGCTATGACGACGGGCAATCAGGCGAAAAATTTTTGCGGGAACTGTGCCAAGTGGATCTGCTGGTTCTTGATGAAATTGGCATTCAGCGCGAGACAAAAAACGAGCAGGTGGTGCTGCACCAGATTGTTGATCGCCGGACAGCGTCGATGCGCAGCGTGGGGATGCTGACAAACCTGAACTATGAGGCCATGAAAACATTGCTCGGCGAGCGGATTATGGATCGCATGACCATGAACGGCGGGCGATGGGTGAATTTTAACTGGGAGAGCTGGCGTCCGAATGTCGTCCAGCCAGGAATTGCGAAGTGATTTTTACCGGGAGGAAATTTTAATGGAAACCGTTTTTGATGCACTGAAAGCAATGGGAAAAGCCACGTCGGTAGAACTGGCTGCGCGACTTGATATCAGTCGTGAAGAAGTGCTGAACGAGCTGTGGGAACTTAAAAAGGCCGGCTTCGTTGATAAAAGCGTATACACCTGGCGTGTGGCTGATAACAACGTTCAGCAGGAACAGCCAGAGCAGGCAGAACTGCCGGAAGAAACCACCACGGCAACAGTAGCGAAAATCTCAGAGTGCGATTTAACCGCGACGATTGAACAACGTGGCCCACAAACGGCGGATGAACTGGCTACGTTTTTCGGCACCACATCACGCAAAGTGGCTTCAACGCTGGCAATGGCAATCAGCAAAGGCCGTCTGATTCGCGTTAATCAGAACGGTAAATTTCGTTACTGCATGCCGGGCGATGATTTACCAGCAGAGCCGAAAGCTGCATCGGTAACGGAAACTGATGGTAAAGCCTTTCCTCAACCAGCAGGTGTTGCGTTACCGGGACAGGAAGCTGCAACACAGGAAGATATTAAAACAGAAACTGTGGCGGACATTGTGCAGTCGTTGCCATCGTTTACCGAAACGCGAGCGGATGACCTCGTTCTGCCATCGCTGCATATGGCAAACCGCGAACTGCGTCGGGCGAAAAATCATGTCCAGAAGTGGGAGCGTGTCTGCGCCGCGCTGCGGGAGCTGAACAAGCACCGGGATATTGTTCGACAGATTACTGATTCTTCTCGCTGTGTTGCATCGGAAAAGTGATTGCCGGAGGCGCTTATGGCAAAAGTATTTACACAAGAAGAGCGGGAAAAAATCAAGGGACAGGTTGTTGAGCTAGTACGCCGGAGTGGGCGCGAGACGTTACGGCAACTGGAAGCCAAGACAGGTGCGACAAGATATCTGATGAGCGTTCTCGCCAGAGAGCTGGTTGCCAGTGGCGATGTATACAACTCTGGCTACGGGTTATTCCCGTCTGAACAGGCTCGTAAGGACTGGCAAAATGCCCGCAAAAAACTATCCAGGGCAAAGGTGAAGAAACCATCTGTGGTTGATCCGGACCTTATCTGGTCATTACCTGACGGAGAAATACGTCGTTATGACAGGCACCAAAACATAATTTGCTGTGAGTGCCGGAAGAGCGAAGTTATGCAGCGCATACTGGCATTTTATCAGAGAAATTTTCGTTATTTATAGACGTTACTCGATTAAAGAGCATTAGTTCAGATGTGAATTGACATTTTCACGGCACAGGATTGAGCTAGCGTGGTTGTCTGCTTTGTGTCAAAAGCAGATATTACCAGATTTAGACATCTATTCCCGATAGCCCAGCTCTGATGCTACACTCTGTGCTATTTTCATGACCCCAATAAAAATATTTATGACTATTGCTGATTTCAAACGGCCTAAATTGGAGCTCCCAAACGGGGCAAACAAACTACTACTGCACTCTTGCTGTGCTCCATGTTCCGGTGAAGTGATGGAGGCGCTTCAGGCCTCGGGAATCGACTATACCATCTTTTTCTACAACCCGAACATTCATCCTCAGAAAGAGTATTTAATTCGTAAGGATGAGAATATTCGCTTTGCTGAACAACACGACGTGCCATTTATTGATGCTGATTACGATACAGACAACTGGTTTGAACGTGCCAAAGGAATGGAATGGGAGCCCGAGAGGGGGATCCGTTGTACCATGTGTTTTGACATGCGTTTTGAGCGGACAGCGCTGTACGCTGCTGAAAATGGTTTCAGTGTGATCAGCAGTTCACTGGGCATTTCACGCTGGAAAAATATGCAGCAGGTTAACGACTGTGGGCGGCGAGCCGTCGCGCATTATCCGGGCATGGTGTACTGGGATTATAACTGGCGCAAGCAGGGCGGCTCGTCCCGCATGATTGAAATCAGCAAGCGCGAAAAATTCTATCAGCAGGAATATTGTGGCTGTGTGTATTCTCTGCGCGATACCAATCTACACCGCAAATCTCAGGGACGCCCTCTTATCAAAATTGGTCAACTCCACTACGGTAAAGAAGAGAAGGAGTGATTTTATGGAGCACCTTTCTTATTGATTTCATATTGGCGAGGTAGCGGGAGTTAAGTAAAATTGCTGCGGGTGCTTGAGGCTATCTGCCTCAGGCATGAACACCAAAAGGCAGATAGAGAAAAGCCCCAGTTAACATTACGCGTCCTGCAAGACGCTTAACATTAATCTGAGGCTCAATCTATGCTGAACACATGTAGGTTAGCCTCTTACGTGCCGAAAGGCAAGGAGAAGCAGGCTATGAAGCAGCAAAAGGCGATGTTAATCGCCCTGATCGTCATCTGTTTAACCGTCATAGTGACGGCACTGGTAACGAGGAAAGACCTCTGCGAGGTACGAATCCGAACCGGGCAGACGGAGGTCGCTGTCTTCACAGCTTACGAACCTGAGGAGTAAGAGACCGGGCGAGGGAGAAATCCCTCGCCACCTCTGATGTATTATGCATCCTCAACGCACCCACACTTAACCAGTTTTGGCGAGTTTATTTTATCTGTAAATATTTTATAAAAATAATGCCCACGCACAGCATAAAACAAAAAGTATTACAGATAAAAAAGGAGCGTAATGTGCAGATTTGTTGTTTTCCATATTTACTCACCTTAATATGATTGATCTTGATAGGATTGTTATTTCAGTGGTTTTCAAATGAGATATTATGGTAATCTGGTAGATTTTCATAACATTAAAATTTAATTTGTTTAACCGCTTTTAATAATAAGCGTTGTTTTTATCCCGGCAATCTGTTGTTTGGTTTTTATTCCATTAAGGTGGGGACTTTACACTGGAGCCAGTTTATTTATACTTCATATGTCAGCCTGAACAACTGGCATCTGCTGCACTGCGCCATCGAGAGATTGAGAAATGGCGCATATACAACTGGTCAAACAAACTTCTTCTGGTTTACTTCTCCCGGCGACGCCGGAGAGTTGCGATTTTCTGCATCAAATCAAAATAGGTGAGTGGATACACGCAGACTTTAAGCGTGTGCGTAACTACGCATTCCACAAGCGTTTTTTCAAACTCCTGCAACTGGGATTCGATTACTGGACTCCGGTCGGTGGGGCGATCACACCTCGCGAACGAGAAATGGTGTTCGGCTTCGTTGATTACCTGTGTGAATCAGTAGGCAGGGAACATACGCCAGCTCTGAGTGATGCCGCGGAACAATATCTGAATACCGTTGCGACACGCAGAACCCGGGATATGGCATTGCTCAAATCATTTGACGCTTTCCGCGAGTGGGTAACCATTCAGGCCGGATTTTACACCGAGCATTTTTATCCTGATGGTAGTCGTGGGCGTCGGGCGAAATCCATCGCGTTTGCGAATATGGACGAAACCGAGTTTCAGCAGGTTTATAAATCTGTACTGAATGTGCTGTGGAACTGGATTCTGTTCCGTAAATTTTCCTCTCCGGAACAAGTCGAAAATGTGGCCGCGCAGCTACTGGAGTTTGCGTAATGGTGGATTTACGTAAAGCGGCGCGGGGCCAGATGTGCCAGGTCAGAATCCCTGGCTACTGCAATCACAATCCCGAAACTTCTGTGCTGGCGCATTACAGGTTGACAGGGACGTGCGGAACAGCGACAAAACCACACGATATGCAGGCAGCGATTGCCTGTAACTCATGCCACGATTTAATCGACGGGCGGGTAAAAACCAGCGATTACACCAAAGAAGAATTACGCCTGATGCATGCAGAAGGTGTTTTTCGCACGCAAGAAATCTGGAGAAAGGAAGGTTATTTATGATTTACCCAACAAATACAGGCAAAAGCGGGGAACACCTTCGTCTCACCACGCTGGAAAGTGTCTGGATTCAGGGAAAACTGCGCATGTGGGGGCGCTGGTCGTATATTGGCGGCGGTAAGACGGGGAATATGTTTAACCAGTTGCTGGCGTCAAAAAAATTGACGAAAACAGCCATCAATGAAGCCCTGCGCAGAATGAAAAAAGCGGGAATAGAGAAAGCTGAGCTGGAAGCGTTTTTGCGAGAGATGATCAACGGCAAGCAAAAGAGCTGGCTGGCGCATTGTACTGATGCAGAGGCACTAAAAATTGATAGTGTTATAGGTGAAGTTCTGGCGGATCATCCAGGACTACTAAATGTCCTGAGTCAGCGTTATGTGGGGCGAGGGATGAGTAAGAGAAGGATGGCCGAGTTATTAAACGAACAGTACCCAGAGTGGGCGTTGATTACATGCCGACGTCGTGTTGATCAGTGGTTGCGTGTTGCTGAGTTCATTTTGTATTCACCTATGAGAGAAGCGTTCGATTATGCTTAAAAAATCATTGCAAAATGAGCCACAAACTGCTTCAATTTCGGTACGCTTCGCATAGCTGTATCGCGAGGCAAATTAAGCGCATGAACTTTAATACAACCCGCCATTGAGCGGGTTTTGTTGTTTCTGTGGCGTGATATCAGAAACGACATTTAATAATCGCCTTCAAAATAAATTTGTTTATACATTGTCATGTATATTTTAAGTGAAAGTGAATTATTCACATAAAATAAAAACATATAAATAAATTTACACAACTTGACACAAAGTGTTGTTGCGATTGGAATATTAAATCGTATCATCGAAAACGGTTCTGAGGGGGAACTCTTCTTTGCTCGGTGATATCGCTCCCCTGAAGAACCAATGCCGACTTAGCTCAGTAGGTAGAGCAACTGACTTGTAATCAGTAGGTCACCAGTTCGATTCCGGTAGTCGGCACCATATGCGGGTATCGTATAATGGCTATTACCTCAGCCTTCCAAGCTGATGATGCGGGTTCGATTCCCGCTACCCGCTCCAGCATTTGAAACAAGCCTTATTGTATTGCGGCACTGGCGTATTTTTTTATTACGTGGGAGCAGGTTGTTTTGAAAAAGCATTCTGTTCTCTGGCTATGATTTGAGGCCGGGTGTAGCCTCAGTGCTGATTTTTTACGGCAGCAGAATGGTGCATTATCGGTGGAGATTTTGTATTTCCTGGCAGGGTCGGTGATGCATCATTCTGGTGTTGTAAAAGCACCGCAGAGGCGTTCCTCAGGGCGAGGGTGGTTTAAAGAGTCGGTTTAGCGGGAAACCACAGTATCCATACGGCACGGAATACTTCGGGAGGCACCCGACGCCTCGGTTTTATAACAATTAAATAATTCATCCCTTAATTGACCAACCGCCGTATCAGGCGGTTTTTTTTATTCTTAATTCGAAAAAAAGAAAACACGGACACTGATAATGTCCGTGCGGCAATGCCATGTAAGTCAGTGATGAATATGGCGCAAAAAAAGCGCGGCTGTCGGATTAACGCCGCGGGACAAAGTCCGTGAAGAAGAATAAGTATCGGTCTCCTTCCGGAGACGAGTTGATATTACTAAGCTTTAAAAATGGTTTAAATCCTCAGATTAACCTTAATTTCAGATAAGGTTTATTTCATTTTCTCCGCGTCACATCCGACGCACATCACATCAGATAACACCACACAAAAGGCATCTGCGGGTGTCTTTGACGGGGTGTTTTTTACGGGCCGCTGGTGGCCATTTTTTGTTTCCATTACACAGCGCCCGCATCTGCGAGGTGGGGGTTATGAAATCCATGGATAAGTTAACAACGGGTGTCGCCTATGGCACCTCCGCAGGCAGTGCTGGCTACTGGTTTTTACAGCTGCTCGATAAAGTCACGCCCTCACAGTGGGCAGCAATAGGTGTGCTGGGTAGCTTGGTATTTGGCCTGCTGACGTACCTGACAAACCTTTATTTCAAGATTAAAGAAGATAAGCGCAAGGCTGCGAGAGGTGAATAATGCCTCCATCATTACGAAAAGCAGTTGCTGCTGCTATTGGTGGCGGAGCAATTGCTATAGCATCAGTGTTAATCACTGGCCCAAGTGGTAACGATGGTCTGGAAGGTGTCAGCTACATACCATACAAAGATATTGTTGGTGTATGGACTGTATGTCACGGGCATACAGGAAAAGACATCATGCTCGGTAAAACGTATACCAAAGCAGAATGCAAAGCCCTCCTGAATAAAGACCTTGCCACGGTCGCCAGACAAATTAACCCGTACATAAAAGTTGATATACCGGAAACAACGCGCGGCGCTCTTTACTCGTTCGTTTACAACGTGGGCGCTGGCAATTTCAGAACATCGACGCTTCTTCGCAAAATAAACCAGGGCGATATCAAAGGCGCATGTGATCAGCTACGTCGCTGGACATATGCTGGCGGTAAGCAATGGAAAGGTCTCATGACTCGTCGTGAGATTGAGCGTGAAATCTGTTTGTGGGGTCAGCAATGAACAGAGTAACCGCGATTATCTCCGCTCTGGTTATCTGCATCATCGTCTGCCTGTCATGGGCTGTTAATCATTACCGTGATAATGCCATTACCTACAAAGCGCAACGCGATAATGTGAAGGAAAAACTCAACCAGGCGACCGCAATCATTACTGACATGCAGATACGCCAGCGTGATGTTGCTGCACTCGATGCAAAATACCTGAAGGAGTTAGCTGATGCGAAAGCTGAAAATGATGCTCTGCGTGATGATGTTGCCGCTGGTCGTCGTCGGTTGCACATCAGAGCAGTCTGTCCGTCCGTGCGTGAAGCCACCATCGCCTCCAGCGTGGATAATGCAGTCTCCCCCAGACTGGCAGACACCGCTGAACGGGATTATTTCACCCTCCGGGAACGACTGGTAATGATGCAGGCCCAACTTGAAGGTGCTCAGCAATACATAACCGAACAGTGTTTAAAGTAAAATCTTAACTACAATATGATTCATTTTGATGATTGTTTCATAAGGAACAGTGAAGTAAGATCTAAGATGAGTTAAATTTTATACAGTATAATCATAATGTTGCAGCAAGGTGGTTATAATTGAAAGAATATTTAGATATGAATACATCTCATATAAGAGTTGTTACTCATATGTGTGGGTTCCTGGTTTGGCTCTATAGTCTTTCAATGTTGCCACCAATGGTTGTAGCATTGTTTTATAAAGAAAAAAGCCTGTTCGTTTTCTTTATAACTTTTGTTATATTTTTTTGCATTGGTGGCGGAGCGTGGTATACAACTAAGAAATCTGGTATTCAATTACGTACTCGTGATGGGTTTATTATAATTGTAATGTTTTGGATTTTGTTTTCTGTTATTAGTGCATTCCCTTTATGGATTGACTCAGAACTTAATTTAACGTTTATTGATGCTCTATTTGAAGGGGTTTCTGGAATAACAACAACAGGAGCAACTGTAATTGATGATGTTAGTTCATTACCTCGGGCATATTTGTACTATCGGTCACAGTTAAATTTTATAGGTGGTTTAGGAGTTATTGTTCTGGCGGTTGCTGTATTGCCATTATTGGGTATTGGTGGTGCAAAGCTTTATCAGTCAGAAATGCCAGGGCCATTTAAGGATGACAAACTTACTCCCCGCCTGGCCGATACGTCACGGACACTTTGGATAACTTATTCTTTATTAGGTATTGCTTGTATTGTCTGTTATAGACTTGCAGGAATGCCTTTGTTTGATGCTATTTGTCACGGGATATCCACAGTTTCGCTTGGTGGTTTCTCAACTCATAGCGAGAGTATCGGATATTTTAATAACTATTTTGTTGAGCTGGTGGCTGGTTCTTTTTCCCTGCTATCGGCTTTCAACTTCACCCTTTGGTATATTGTTATTAGCAGGAAAACGTTAAAACCTTTAATCAGAGATATTGAACTTCGTTTCTTTCTGTTAATAGCCTTAGGGGTGATCATTGTTACCTCTTTCCAGGTCTGGCATATAGGTATGTATGACTTGCCAGGAAGTTTTATTCATTCGTTTTTTCTTGCCAGCTCCATGCTCACTGATAATGGTTTAGCTACGCAGGATTATGCAAACTGGCCCACGCACACGATAGTGTTTTTGCTGTTGTCAAGTTTCTTTGGGGGATGTATCGGTTCAACTTGTGGTGGAATTAAGTCACTTCGATTTCTTATACTTTTCAAACAAAGCAAACACGAGATAAACCAGCTTTCTCATCCCAGAGCGTTGTTGAGTGTAAATGTAGGAGGGAAGATAGTTACAGATCGTGTAATGAGGTCTGTATGGAGTTTCTTTTTTCTTTATACTCTCTTCACGGTGTTTTTTATACTGGTGTTAAATGGTATGGGATATGATTTTCTTACATCATTTGCAACAGTGGCTGCATGTATTAATAATATGGGATTAGGTTTTGGGGCTACTGCATCGTCATTCGGAGTGCTTAATGACATTGCAAAATATTTAATGTGCATAGCTATGATTCTTGGTCGCCTTGAAATTTATCCTGTTATTATATTGTTTTCAGGTTTTTTTTGGCGCTCCTAATATATGGCTGATTTATAATTGTGAGTTTAATATTATATTGACTCACTCATTGATCCAATACCTAACTTTACCAGCAACACCTCCGCCCCCAGTAGCACTGGCTGCTGGGGTGCGTTTTATTCATAAAGCAAGGCTGTATGAGCGAGAAATTAAAGATAGTCTATCGCCCATTACAAGAATTGTCACCGTATGCGCACAACGCCAGGACGCACAGTACTGAGCAGGTGGCACAACTGGTAGAAAGTATTAAGCAATTCGGCTGGACTAATCCGGTGCTGATTGACGAAAAGGGCGAAATTATTGCGGGTCACGGTCGTGTTATGGCGGCTGAAATGCTCAAAATGGATTCTGTTCCGGTCATTGTTCTGTCTGGCCTGACGGATGAGCAGAAAAAGGCGTACCGCTTGGCAGATAATCGCCTACCGATGAATGCTGGCTGGGATGAAGATCTGTTGCGGATGGAGCTGTCGGACCTAATCAATGCTGATTTTGATGTCTCCCTGACAGGCTTCAGCACGACAGAAATTGATGAACTGTTGACGAATGTTTTGCCCGGTACAGGAAATAAGGAGGAGCCGTATACGACGAAAATTGATACGCCTGTTTATGAGCCGTCGGGCGGTAAACCGGATATCAGTGAACTGTACGACGATACGAAAACTCAGGAGCTGATCAGCCGGATACGTTCGGCGTCCCTTGATCCTGATATTGAGAAATTCCTCCTGTGTGCGGCAGAACGTCACACGGTGTTTAATTTCAGCAGAATTGCGGACTATTACGCTCATGCCCCCGCTGAAATTCAGTGCCTTTTCGAGGAGTCGGCGCTGGTGATCATTGATTATCAGCAGGCTATTGAAAATGGATTTGTCCGAATGACGCAGCGCATGGTGGAGATCATGCATGGCGGGGAGGAGGAGGAATATGCGTGATGATTTTTGCGCCTTTATTCTGACTCACGGGCGACCGGACAAAGTTCTGACTTACCGGACGTTGCGTCGTGCTGGCTATACCGGGAAAATTTTTATCGTTGTTGATGATGAAGATAAGACACGGCATCAGTACATGGCTGAATTTGGTGAACAGGTGCTGGTGTTTTCCAAAGCCGATATCGCCAGTCGTTTTGACGAAGCCGATAATTTCGGTGACCGCCGCTCAATTTTTTACGCCCGTAATGCCTGTTTCGACCTGGCAAAACTGGTCGGGTGTAAATACTTCATTCAGCTCGATGATGATTATCACGAGTTCCAGTTTCGGGTGGATCGCAACTATGACCAGGCCTATTTTCCGATAAGGAAACTGGATGCGATCCTTTCTGAAATGCTGGCGTACTACGAATCAATACCTGCTCTTTCCATCGCTATGTCGCAGGGCGGGGATTTTCTTGGTGACAATGGCGGCCATGCTTCGTGGGTGAAACGCAAGGCAATGAACAGCTTTATCTGTTCGGTTGATCGACCGTTCTCATTCATGGGGCGCATTAACGAGGATGTGAATACGTACACGAATCTCGGTCGCTGTGGTGAATTGTTTATGACGATCGGTGCTGTCCAGTTAGGGCAGAAACAGACGCAGAAAAACAGCGGCGGAATGACCGAGCTGTATCTGGATTCCGGAACCTACGTTAAAAGTTTTTACTCCGTCATGTATGCGCCGTCGTGCGTAAAAATCTCACTGATGGGTGCCAGCCATAAACGCATTCACCATCAGGTCACCTGGAACAACGCTGCAGTAAAAATCCTTCACGAAAAATACAGGAAGAAGACACCCTGCATATCAATAGGGGTGACAAATGATTCCGTATTCGAAAGTCGAGTCTCTGGCAGCGTGCCGGATGACTGCACAACAAATCGCTGACGTTCTGGATGTTGATCTGAACCGACTGAAAGAAAATCGGGAAGCAATGACAGATTTTTATGCGGCCATCCGTAAGGGCAGAGCGAAAGGTGAAGCCGAGTTACGAGCGGCATTGTTTAAGCTTGCCAGAAAAGGGGATGCCTTTGCTCTGCGCGAACTACTCAGGGTGGATAAAAATCAGGACTAACTGATGAGCAGACCGGACTGGGGGGCGTTGCAGCAGGAGTATATTGCTGAATACACCCGCTCCGGTATATCTCCGGTGGCATGGTGTGAAGCAAGGGGACTGAATTACGCAACAGCCCGTCGTTACATCAAAAAACCTCCGAAAAATGCGCAGACAGAAATGCGCAAAACTGCGCAAAAAAGTGCGCAGAAAAAATCTGCGCAGACTGCACAAAAGCGGAACGAAAAATCTCAGGAAAAAAAGCCAGTATTCGATGCGTACCTGAATGAGGGCGATGCGGAAGAAATTTCGTTCTGTCCCGATGAATTCGGTATTTCAGACCAGCAGGCGAAATTCGCAATGCTGGTTGCCCAGGGGAAAAAACTCGTTGAGGCATATCGCCTGGCAGGATACGAGTCAGAGGGGAATGCGGCCTACGTAACCGCCAGCCAGCTCCTAAGAAATCCTAAGGTTTATCGTGCCATCAGCTACTTCCGCAATCAGTACCAGAAACGCTATACCGCAGACCTGGATTTACTGGTGAGCCAGTTGATGGCCATTGTCCAGGCCGACCCCAATCAGCTTGCACAATTTCGCCGTGTTAACTGCCGTTATTGCTGGGGCGAGAATCATCTCTACCAGTGGCGCGATATAGCAGAATTCGACAAGGCAGCGGCGCAGGCTTCCAGAGATGGCAAACCCGAACCGGAATATGGAGGCCTCGGCTTTGTTGATAACGCCATACCCAATCCGGACTGCCCGAAGTGCTGCGGTGAGGGAACGGGACAGCTTTATATGGCTGATACCACTCTGCTTGATGGGGATGCGCGGCAATTATATGCAGGGGCAAAACTCGGAAAATTCGGCGTTGAGATCCTGCTGGAGGATAAGGCTGCCGCCCGGCGTGAATTGTTGCGTTTGCTTTCTGCTGGTGGGGCTTTATGTGCAGATAAGCGGCTACAGGAACTGGAAATTGAACGGCGCAGAATGGAAAACCAGAAGCTGCGCAAAGAGATCGAAACGGTGGAAGATAATGAACATCCCCAGCCTGTGGCGATCAATATTAATGTGGTTGATGCCAGAGTAAGGAGTGATGAAGATGATCTCTCCGACGCTTAATGTGCCTCAGGCGCGATTTCTTTCAATGCCCCATAAATTTAAAGCCTATATTGCTGGTTTTGGCTCGGGCAAAACATGGGTTGGGTGTGGCGGCATATGCAAGGGGATTTGGGAGCATCCAGGTATAAATCAGGGATATTTTGCGCCAACGTATCCCCAAATTCGCGATATTTTTTACCCTACAGTGGAAGAAGTTGCTGCTGACTGGGGATTGAACGTAAAAATTAATGAGGGAAATAAAGAGGTTCACTTTTATTACGGACGCCAGTATCGGGGAACCACTATCTGCAGATCGATGGAGAAGCCACAAACGATCGTCGGTTTCAAAATTGGTAATGCGCTGGTGGATGAACTGGACATTTTGCCGAAGGAAAAAGCCAGAACGGCGTGGCGCAAGATAATTGCGCGTATGCGTTATAAGATTGATGGACTTCGCAACGGTATTGACGTTACAACCACGCCGGAAGGATTCAAATTTGTCTACGAGCAGTTTGTTAAAGCCGTGCGTGAAAAAACAGAGCTGGCCTCACTGTATGGTCTGGTGCAGGCATCTACTTTCGATAATGAAAAGAACCTGCCAGTAGATTACATTCCTTCGCTTCTTGAATCATACCCTCCAGAGCTGATTAAAGCCTATCTTCGAGGACAGTTTACTAACCTGACAAGTGGTACTGTTTACCATCAGTTTGACCGGAAACTGAATAATTGCGAAGAAGTGGAGCAGCCAGGGGAGCCGATTTATATTGGGATGGATTTTAACGTTGGAAAGATGGCGGGGATCGTCCATGTGCTGCGTTTGGGGCTTCCATGTGCGGTAACTGAAATCATCAATGCCTACGATACGCCGGATATGATCCGCATCATTAAAGAACGCTTCTGGCTGTATGACGGGAATGATTACCGGAAAGTGAGGGAGATTTATATTTATCCAGATGCTTCCGGAGATTCCAGAAAATCAAGTAACGCAAGTACGACGGATATAGCCCAGCTTAAGCAGGCTGGTTTTAACGTTGTGGTGAACAGCTCGAACCCGCCAGTAAAAGATCGCGTTAACTCAATGAATGCAATGTTCTGCAATGCCAATGGTGAGCGTCGCTATAAAGTTAATGTGAAGCGTTGTCCGGTATATGCCGAATCTCTGGAGCAACAGGTCTGGGATGATAAGGGGGAGCCTGATAAAAAATCTGGCAATGATCACCCGAATGATGCCGGAGGTTATTTCATCGTTAAGCAATTCCCTATTGTCAAACCGACCGGAAGAGTCACATCACTTCGGATTTAATTATGGCTGATATATCAACACCCAACCTCGACTATAACGATATGCTGGAGGCGTGGGATATTAACGACGCATTGATGGGCGGTACGCTTGAAATGCGCAGGCAGGGGGAAAATTATCTCCCCAAATGGCCTAATGAAGATGAAGACGCTTATAAAAAACGCCTGTCTGTGGCTACGCTACTTCCTGTGTATGAAGAAAGCGTCAAACAAAATATTGGGCGCATATTTGCAGAGCCGACAGTATTGAGTGAGGAAACGCCGGAAAAAATCAGGGAATATGCAGAAAATATCGACATGGAGGGGAGCCGACTGGATGTGTGGGCGCAGCAATTTTTCAGTCTCGCATTTCAGTATGGTGTGGCACATGCTCTGGTGGACTATCCACGAACGGATATGAAAGAGATTCGGACAAAAGCCGATGAAAACGCGGCCGGTGGTCGCCCGTACGTTACGATGCTGAATCCACGCCAGGTTATTGGATGGAAATCGAAAGTTGAAAAAGGGAAAGTTGTTCTCACTGATTTGCGTATAAAAGAGGTCATCATTATTGATGGTGATGATTTCGGGCAGAAGAAGGTGGAGCAGATCCGCCATATTATGCCCCGTCGAGTTGAAATTTATCGACGCAGCGAAGGTACTAATGGCGAATCTGTCTGGACGCTTCATGAGTCATGGAATACCAGCCGTGATGATATTCCTCTGGTAACACTGTATACGAAGAAAACAGGGTTTATGCGTGGTACACCGCCATTGCTTAATCTTGGCTTGCTGAATATCAAGCACTGGCAAAGCCAGAGCGAGCAGGACAATATTCTTCATGTTGCCCGCGTTCCATTGCTGGTGGCCTACGGGCTGGACAGGAATGAAGAACTGACGGTTGGTGCATCCACCGCTACGATTTTTGAGGACAGAACAAAAAATGGCCTCGAATATGTTGAACATAGTGGCGCAGCGATAGAATCTGGCGAAACATCACTTGAGAAGCTGGAAAATCAGATGCGTCATGCCGGCGCTAAACTTCTGCGGGCTGAAAATACATGCACCAAATCTGTTGATCAGACTAATGAAGAGCGGATGCAGGAACACTCGCCGCTTTATACAATGGCGAACTCCCTCGAAGATGCCCTCGATAATATTCTCCAGATAATGGCGGAATGGAGCGGAGAGAGTTGCGGTGGCAATGTGGATGTGCGCACTGAACTGGATGTATCTGCCCAGGTGTTTGACTCATCCTCCGCGCTGGCTGTTCAGTCATTGCGTCAGGGCGGTGATATACGTCAGATTGATGCGGTTCGGGTGTTGCAGGCGTTGAAATTTATCGATCAGGATTCCCGTCCAGAGGAAGTGATCGATGAATTAAAAAATCAGAGTGTAATGCTGATGGAAATCAATGATGCAAACCGTGAATGAACGGCTGCGTGATGAATCAATTGCTCATGCAGTCTGGATATCCCGCTATAGCACTGGTGTGGCTGCCAGAATGGTGAAAATACTGAATGACAGCGATGCGGAGCTTACAGCTCGCCTGCTGGTAGCACTGGACAGCCTCGATCCTGGTAGTTTTACCGTTACGCGCCTGGAGTCACTTCTGGCGAGTGTCAGAGAAGTTAACCGCGCTGCTATTAACAGCATGTTTACCAGTCTCTCCGGAGAGCTGAACGAGCTGGCAATTTATGAGGCTGGTTATCAGTTAAGTCTGTTTGATTCTCTGCTACCTGATTTTGTTGCTGATGTTCACCCTCTGGTTGGTATCTCTTCTGATGCACTTTACGCCGCTGCAATGGCGCGACCATTCCAGGGACGACTGCTCAGTGAGTGGGCCTCAGATCTTGAGGCGGATCGGCTCAGACGCATAACAAATACGGTGCGTCAGGGTTTTTTGCTGGGGGATACCAATGAGCAGATCGCAAGAAAAATTCGGGGACATGTCAGTAAGGGATTTCAGGATGGTGCATTGCAGATGAGCCGGGCTAATGCGGCCAGCATTGCAAAAACAGCGGTTGGACATCTTGCTGCTACTGCTCGTGAGAGTTTTGCACGCGCGAATAATGATTTGATTAAGGGTAAGCAATGGTTATCAACGCTTGATAATCGTACTACGCCACAATGTCGAATCAGGGATCGCCTCAAATATACGCTGGATAATAAACCTGTAGGTCACAGCGTGCCTTATTTGCAGGGGCCGGGAAAAATTCATTTCTGCTGCCGCTCAACGGAAACGTTCATTCTGAAATCAGCGAAGGAACTGGGTATTGATGTTCGTGATATTTCCCCGGCTGAGCGGGCCAGCATGGATGGCGTGGTGGCCGGAGATACAACCTACAGGGAATGGTTTTTGCGCCAGCCTTACACCAGACAAAAACAGATTGTGGGGGAAACCCGGGCAAAGCTGATTCGGGATGGCGGTATGTCGCCAGATGAATTTTACACCGATAAAGGCGAATGGCTGACACTGAAGCAACTCCGAGAGCGTGATGCACAGGCATTCAGAAAAGCAGGGATTTAAATAAATCATTTATTACAACAGGCTACCTTCGGGGGGCCTTTTTTATTGCTGCGATCCGGATGGTGAGCAGCGCAACTGTCGGAAGACTTAAACCAGGTACTAATATGAAACTGAAAACGGTCGAGATTAACGGAAAACAATACGCAGAAATTGATACTGCTGGCCTGCCAGTCTATGTGCACGACGATGGTAAAGAAATCGGCTTCGATGCACCGCTGGCGACAAAAAAAATTACAGAGCTTAATGGCGAGGCAAAAAATCATCGCCTGGCTAAAGAAGCTGCAGAGGAAAAACTGGCTAAGTTTGCCGCTATCGAAGACCCGAAGAAGGCGATTGAGGCACTGGAAATGCTGTCAAAAATCGACCAGAAAAAGCTGATCGATGCGGGACAGGTTGACCAGGTTAAGGCAGAAATTACGAAAAATTTTCAGCAGCAATTAGATGAAGAAAAGCAACGCTCTCAGATGCTGGAGAAGCAGCTTTACGATTCTATGATTGGCGGTAGTTTTGCAGGTTCAAAATATATTGCCGATAAAATTGCGATCCCGGCAGATTTATTACAAGCCCGCTTCGGACAGGCATTCAAAGTGGAAGAAGGGAAGATCGTTGCTTATGACGCTTCCGGCAACAAAATTTATTCCCGCGCGAAGCCAGGAGAACTGGCGCAGTTTGATGAGGCGCTGGAGTTCCTCGTCGAAAATTACCCTCAGAAAGACTACATCCTGAAAGCCAGTGGCAACAATGGCGGCGGTTCCCGTCCGACACAGCATGATATTGGTCAGAAAACGATGAAACGCTCTGCTTTTGATGCACTGGATGTTGCAGGTAAGCAAAACGCACTGAAAGACGGTATCACAATCGTTGATTAATACATTTGCCAGCTTCCGGATGGGAGTTGGTGTCAGGGCTGGATAGCTCACTACTCAATCCATTCACAATTACGCAAATTTTTAAGGAATATTTAATTATGGCTGGAAATACCCTGACCGGGTTGATCCCGACTATTTACACCGCCCTGGATGTTGTATCCCGTGAGCAGGTAGGTTTTATCCCTGCGGTAGCAAAAAACGCAAAAGCTGACGCCGCAGCAAAAGATCAGACGGTAACCGCGCCAGTTGCGCCTGAGGCGAAAACCGAAGATATCGTACCGGGGCCGTCAGCTCCGAATACCGGTGATCAAAATATTGGCACTGTTGATGTAAAAATTACTAAATCCAAAATGGCGCCGGTTAAATGGAATGGTGAAGAACAACTGGCTCTTGGCCCTTCAGGGACTTACAACACCATTCTGGCTGATCAGTTCAAGCAGGCTTTTCGCGCCCTTGCAAACGAGGTTGAGGCTGATCTTGGTGCGTTGTATTTCGGTGCTTCCCGCGCCGTGGGAACCGCAGGGACAACGCCGTTTGGTGTTAAAGATGATCTTTCTGATGCTGCTCTGGCTCGTCAGGTTCTGGAGGATAACGGCGCACCGACAACAGATCTGCAGATGGTGCTTGGTTCCACTGCCATTGCTAATTTGCGCGGAAAACAGTCTGTATTGTTTAAAGTGAATGAATCCGGCACTGAACAGCTACTGCGTGAGGGCGTGTTGGGGCGTCTGGAGGGATTCAATATTCACAGTTCGGCAGGTGTAAAACGAGCGCCAAAGGTTGCTGCAACTGGTTATCTCGTGAATGGCGAGAAAAAAGAAGGCGATGTTCTTATTTCCATTGATACAGGTTCGGGGAGTATTTCTGCAGGTCAGATTGTTACGTTCGCTGGCGATCCGAATCAGTATGTTGTGGCAGCAGCGACCAGCAATCTGATTACTCTTGCAGCACCGGGACTGCGTCAGGATCTGGCCGATGATACTGCAATCACAGTTGTTGGCTCCTTTACTGCAAATATGGCGTTTGATCGCAACGCGTTTCTGCTGGCATCCCGTACTCCGGCAATGCCGGAAGGTGGCGATAATGCTGATGATGTAATGAATGTTACGGACCCGATTTCAGGGATTACGTTCCAGATTGCACTGTATCGTCAGTATCGCCAGGTGCGCTATGAAGTTGGACTGGCATGGGGTGTTTCGTCAGTGAAACCGGCACATGGTTGTCTGATTCTTGGTTAAACATCCAAACGGGGCTTCGGCCCCATTTTTAATGGAGGGGATATGGCCGGATTAACTAAAGAGCAAAGAGCACAGCGTGAAGCCGCGCAAAAAAATGCAGTGGTGGAGCAAAATGTGGAGCAAATTCAGGAGCCACAAAAAACGCAAATTGAGTTAGTGGTTATGGTGACCGATTATCAGATGTTTCCCGGCGCACCAACTATCGCTAATGTTCATCCTGATGAAGTTGACAACTGGAAGGCTCTGGGCTGGAAAACTCAGGAGTAACACATGATCACTTACGTGACCTGTGATGACGTTGATAATGCGTTTGGGAACGCCTGGACGAGTGAGAACGCTAAAAATAAAGCTGTTTTAATGGCTAATGCCTGGCTTAATGGCTTCGGCCTGAAAATTAACCCATCCCGTATTCCGGAAGAGGTAAAACTTGCGGGAGCATATGCAGCCAGAATTGCCTCTGTCGGTAAGTTGTTTCAGCAGAAAAATGATTCTGGCGTTGTTATCAGTAAAACCGTGTCGGCTGACGGGGTCAGTGTATCGAAATCATTTGCTGAATTGCCAGCAAACAGCACTGCATTGCTTGAACCCGATTTACAGCTTGCGATAGCACTGCTGAAACCGTACGGACTTAGTCGCTCACAAGTCAGGGTTGTGAGGGGGGGATGATGGGGCTTCGTGAAGAGATTCAGTCAGAGGTTGCCGCTGCTTTTGATGAGGATTTAGCAGACGCCGTGAGTGATTTTTCTGGTTCTTACGTTACGCACCGGAACTGGGATCCTGTGACGGAAACTGGCGGCGAATCCACAGCAACCTATACCGGGCGAGGCGTGTTGACGCGTTATAAGCTGGGCAGAATTGATGGGATTAATATTTTGCATGGTGACCTTAAATTAACAGCTCTGGTATGCGAGGTTACGGATAAACCCGCTGTCGGCCATATTATTGAGATTTATGATCCTGTATCAAGGCAGTTGCAACGATACGAGGTAATTACAGCGAGTGTAGATCCTTCCGCATCAGTTTACTCAATCCAGTTAAGGAGAGCGTAAATGGCAAAGGCATGGGATATCGAACCGTCAATATTTGCCGGGATGATTGAGGAAGATGTGGGGCTGAAAATTCGCTACATCGCTATTCAGATTCTTACTGCTATCGATATTGCTGCTCCGGTTGATACCGGGCGTTTCAGAAATAACAACATGGTGTCGTTACAGCATCCCGATTTTGGTATATCTGATAACGTGGATCCGAACGGTACGATTGCGGTTCAGCGTGGGATCGGGGTTATTTCGAAAGCTGCAAATTACGGAATTATTTATATCCAGAATAACCTTCCTTATGCAGAGGCTCTTGAAAACGGTCATTCACAACAAGCGCCAACTGGCGTGTATGCCAACGCTTTTCATGGTGTTTTACAGGCTTACAAATGACGTTTACTGAAATCAGAAATACGGTCATTTCCAGAATGACGGCACAGACGGTTATTAATGGAAAAGACGTATTGTATCCGAACGGGCCAACGTTCGATCCTTCCGGTAAGTTAATCTGGGCGCGGTTAAGTAATATTCCCGGGCAGGCTGGAGTTAATGAAATTGGCGCGGGGCCGGTTGTTTATCGCACGGGGATAATCATTATTCAGTTATTTGTCCCCGCAGGTTCTGGTTCAAAACTCATTACTGAGACAGCCGATAAATTGCGGGAACTGTTTGAGTTTCAGGATGACGACCGTCTCAGTTACCAGGCTGTTTCCTCAATAACCGTTGGCGAAAAGAATGGCTGGTTCCAGCTTAATCTTCAAATTCCATATCGCGCGCTCTAGCGCAATTAATGACATAGGAGGCTCCTGTGAGTTCAGGTGCAAAGGTTATCTCGGCATTTATCCGGGAGACAGTTGCAGGCGCCACACCAGCAAGTGGTGACTGGAGTTTATTAAAACGCACAAGCTGGGGAGTAAAACCCACCCAGAATAAAGGCGAAAATAATGAGATTGGTGGCTCCCGGATGGCTCAGGGGGCGACGCCTGGCACTGTGGATGTTGGCGGTGATGTTGGTACCAAATTTCGCTGGGGTCAACATGATGATTTTCTTGCATCCTGTTTCGGCGCGGAATGGTCAGGTGATTCTCTGACAATGGGGAATGAGCGAATAACATTTTCTCTGGCGACCTATGCGTCCGATGTCGGAATTGCCTCTGTTGTCAGAGGAGCGCAGGTTGGCTCATGGAAAATGCAGATCCCTAACGACGGCGATATTACGGCGACCGTAACCTTTGCCGGGCTGGACTGGGAATCAAAGGCCGATGATACGAATTTTATCAAAGGCGAACCTGTGGATAGTGCAGGAAAGCTACGTTATTCGTTTAAGGAGGTTTCAGCAGTAAGCCTGAATGGTGTTGCCGGAGGTAACGGTTTTTGTATCGACAGTTTTGATATTCAGTTCGATAACAAACTCCAGACACAGCGTTGTATCGGGACTGGCTCGCCTTATGCAGGAGCAAATATTCCGACTACTTTTACACCGTCCGGTACGGTGACGCTTTCATGGTCTAAAGCCGCGTGGGAAATCTGGAGTAAAACACTGACTGGAGAAACAGTTCCGTTCAGCTTCACGCTTTCGAATGGAGAGGGGGCATACACTTTCAGTTTCCCGAAGGTTCAGGTGTCAGGTGAATGGCCTGATGGGGGTAATACCGACATTATCCAGGTTCAATTGAGCATTACCGCAGCAGATGAAGCACCTACGATAACCAGAAAAAAAGCCTCCCCGGCTGCCGTGATCGCAAAAGCCAGTGCTGAGGCGATTAGTTGATTTTCCGTTATTCCCCCTGTGGTACTGCACTACAGGGGGGCGCATTGAATGAGGTTATGGATGTTTATTCTTAATCAGAAAATTATCATCGGTGGTGAACGCTGGTTTACCCCAATGAAGGACTTAAAACCTGTAGACGGGTTAAAACTGTTGGTGGCAAGCAGCGATAACGATCAGTATCGCTCCCGTAATGCATTAATCCGTCGCCACATTGAGAAAATGGATGCCAGTTTGCACGTCGGAACGAAGGAGTTTGATATTGCAAAGGTTTCCGAGGTGGATTCTGTTGATGATTTACTCATTGATAATGCTGCTCGTTATCTGCTGAAAGACTGGAAAGGGGTTGGTGAACTGGTTGATGGTGTTGAGGTTGCACTGGAATATACGCCAGAACGAGGGATCGCGCTGCTTAAGCAGAATCCGGAGTTGTACTGGCAGATCCTTGCAGAAGCAGTCAGCATCGCCCAGGGTAAAGAGCAGCAGAAGCAGGATACGATAAAAAAGCCATAGCCGCCCAGCGGTGGTTATCGGAGTTCGGGGGAGAAAAGGGTGAAAAGGCAAGATGGAAGCGAGAAAAACTCAGGTTGCCACCGATACCGGAACCAGAAATAGACCCGGTGCTTAAGGAATTGTTGTACGCCTATTCGGTAATATCCCGTGCCCGACGTTATGCTGGAATGACTGGGGTGCCTTTGCCTTTATCTCTGACAGAGATAAATGAATATTTAGCCACTCATCCGGTATTGATTGAGCGCGATGAATTTGAAGCAGTGATCTTTGCACTGGATGACCAGTATTTTCAGGAGCAGTGTGTGTAGTTGTTAATTACGTACACTCTGTTACAGAGATGTGATGGTGTCTTTAATTAAATCGATGATGCTCCTGGAGAAAAGCATTGCGTGGCCTCGTAATCGCTATATCTACTATTATGTCGCCTGAAACCCACTTCGGTGGGTTTTTTGTTGTCAGGAGTTTTAATGAATGGCAGAGCAAACCTCGCGTCTCGCAATAATTATTGATAGCACTGGAGCGAAAAATAATGCTGACAATCTGGCCTCCTCATTAGTCAAAATGACGCAGGCTGGGGAAACTGCTGCAAATAGCGCAGGGAAAGTGACTAAGGCAACAGAAGATGAGAAGAACGCGCTCGCAAAATTAAAAGCAGCTATTGATCCAGTTGGTGCCGCAATTGATACTGTCGGTCGACGCTATTCTGAATTAAAGAAATTTTTCGATAAAGGGCTTATTGATAAAGAAGAATATGAATTTCTTGTCCGTAAACTTAATGAAACCACAGAGGAATTGAGCGGGGTTGCGCAAGCGCAGAGAGAAGCCGAGAAGGCCGGAAAACTTGCTGCCGCCCAGCAGGAAGCGCAGGCTCAGGCCTTTCAAAGAATGCTGGACAAGATCGACCCTCTGGCTGCGGCGCTAAGAAATCTTGAACAACAGCAGGATGAACTTAATGCTGCGTTTGCATCCGGGAAAATAAATGGTTCTCAGTTTGAGAATTATAGCCGAAAAATACAGGAAACACGGCGAGAGCTTACCGGAGAGGCTCAGGCAGAGCGAGAAGCAGCAAAAGCACATGATGAACAGGTTGCTGCTTTGCAACGTCTGATTGCTCAACTTGATCCTGTCGGAACTGCTTTTAATCGTCTGGTAGAACAACAGAAACAGCTCAATGAAGCAAAAGCTAAGGGGATGCTTTCTCCTGAAATGTATGAGGAGCTCTCTGGAAAACTTCGTGCTATGCGGAGTGAGCTTGAGGTTACTCAATCGCAATTAAGCAAAACCGGAATGTCGGCAAAACAAACGGCTTTTGCTATGCGCATGTTGCCTGCACAAATGACGGATATTGTTGTTGGGTTGTCCACTGGTCAGTCGCCATTTATGGTGTTAATGCAGCAGGGCGGCCAGCTAAAAGATATGTTCGGTGGGATTGGCCCGGCGATCAAAGGTGTAGGTTCTTATGTGCTGGGATTAATTAATCCTTTTACCCTGGCCGCAGCAGCCGTTGGCGTCTTAGGGCTGGCTTACTATAAAGGCTCTCAGGAGCAGGACGAATTTAATAAATCTCTTATTCTTACCGGAAATCAGTTGGGGACAACCAGCGGGCAATTGGCCGATATAGCTCAACGTGCCGGGAATGCGGCTGATTCGACAACTGGCGCTGCGGCGGCAGTATTAAACCAGCTTGTGCGTTCGGGAAAGGTAGCGAGCAGTTCGCTGGAGCAAGTGACGACAGCGATAGTAAAAACGAGCGAAGTAACAGGAATATCAACCGAACAACTGGTTAATGACTTCAATGAAATTGCAAAGGATCCTGTCAGTGCTATATCAAAACTTAATGATCAGTACCATTTTCTGACACTTGCGACTTATAACCAGATTAAGGCGCTACAGGATGAAGGGAACCAGCAGGAGGCCGCCCGCATTGCGACAGAAGCATACTCATCCTCAATGATCCAGCGCACCAACCAGATTAAAGAAAATCTTGGTTATCTTGAGACTGCATGGAAAGCTGTCGCAGACTCCGCAAAATGGGCATGGGATTCCATGCTGGATATTGGCCGTGAGGCCTCCCTTGATCAAAAAATCTCAGATGTTCTCCGTCAAATTGATGAAATAGAAAAAAATACCCGACCCGGAGTTTTCGGGTTAGGTGGCATTGGAGATGGCGGAGCTCAAAATAAAAAGCTGGCACGATTAAAGCAGCAATTGGGCGTACTTCAAGCAGAAAAAATTGCTCAGGACGTACTAAATTCATCAATAAACGATTACAACAAGCGACAACAGGAAGGAATTGAACTCAGACAGAGAGCAGATGCTTTTTCAAAACAATATCAGACCCGGGAGCAGCAGAGAGCTAGTGAACTTGCAAAACTGGAAAAGCTAAAGAATCAGTATTCAAAGGAAGAATATAATAATCTTATCGCTCAAATAAATGAGCGTTATAAAGATCCAAAGCAACCAAAGGCGAAAGGTTATTCGGATGATGCTGCCCAACGAATGATTGATCATCTGAATCAACAGAATGCGTTACTAAGTTCACAAGCTGAATTGACCGTTAAATTAAGTTCCTCTGAACAGGAACTGGTTAAGTGGCGTCAGCAGATTGCCGACCTGGAGTCACGACCGTCATCGAAATTAACCCAGGATCAGAAATCGCTTCTCTTACACCGGGAAGAAATAACCGCGTTGATGGAGAAAAATGTTGCGATTGAAAAAAATAACAGGCTAATCAAGGAATCCGCCGAAATAGCTGCATGGCGTGATTCATTGCAGGCTTCGATTGATAATCGTCAACAGGGGTATGACATTCAGATTGCTGGTTATGGGGTTGGCGATAAAAATCAGCAACGCCAGCAGGAATTACTGCGGATTGAACGTGAATATAACAATCAGCGTCTGCAACTTGAACGTGACTATGCAGATAAATCCCGTGGAATGTCAAATCATGTTTTTCAGGAGAAAATGCAGGCTCTGAATGATGCTCTGGAACGAGAAAAAGAAATTGTCAGCCAGATAAACGAGCAGCTCGATATTCAGGCAGGAGACTGGATTAGTGGTGCCTCCCAGGGATTCAATAACTGGCTGGATGACACTAAGGATATCGGTGCGCAGATAAAATCAACCACGACTCAGATGTTTGATGGGATGACCGATGCGCTAGGTGATTTTGTCACGACAGGCAAGGCAAATTTTCGTTCTTTCGCTACTTCCGTGATTTCGGATCTTAGTCGAATTGCATTAAAGGCTTCAATTACTGGGATTTTCGACAGCATTAGTAACAGTTCTTCTGGGGGTATTTTAGGAACTATCGGGAGTGCTATTAGTAAATTTATTCCGAATGCAAAGGGCGGTGTTTATGAGTCTCCGTCATTGAGTACATATTCGAACGGTATTTATGACTCCCCGCAATTTTTTGCTTTTGCAAAAGGAGCTGGTGTTTTTGGTGAGGCTGGACCGGAAGCTATTATGCCATTAACGCGAACTTCCGATGGTTCTCTTGGTGTCAGAGCTATTAATAGTAAAAGTGGTAATGGAGGCAGAGATATTACTTATGCCCCTGTATACCAAATCACTATTCAAAATGACGGCCAGAATGGAGAGATTGGTCCTCAGGCAATAAAAGCACTTATGGGGATGGTTGATCAGCGGGTGCAGGGCGCTCTGTTAAATATGCGACGTGATGGAGGAATGTTAAGTGGCTAATACGGAAGAATTTTACTGGTTACCAGAGGATGGAATGAAAACAGAAAATAAGCCATCGATAAAAACTGTAAGATTTGGCGATGGTTATGAACAACGAAGCCCAAACGGACTTAATCATTCTCTGCGTGTTTTTACCTGTGATTTCAGGGTTGAGGCGAATGAACGTAATTCATTTGAACTGTTTCTGGCTCGGCATGGAGGCTATAAATCTTTTTTTTGGCGCCCGCCGGGTATTAACAGAAAAATCAGAGTGGTGTGTCGAACGTGGTCAGCGACAGAACATATCACCTATACCGATTTTTCGTGTCAGTTTGACGAAGTGGTGAGCTGATGCAGGACATACGACAGGAAACACATCATGAGACGACACGCCTCACTCAGTCAGCCCAGGTGGTGCTATGGGAAATCGATCTGGCAGAGGTCGGTGGTGAACGTTATTTTTTCTGTAATGAGCAGAACGAAAAAGGTGAGCCGGTTATCTGGCAGGGGCGGCAGTATCAGGTATACCCCATTCAGGGGACGGGATTTGAACTGAACGGCAAGGGCAGTGCTGCCCGTCCGACACTGACGGTTTCTAACCTGCACGGCATGGTCACCGGGATGGCGGAAGACCTGCAGAGTCTGGTCGGAGGAACGGTGGTCCGGCGTAAGGTTTACGCCCGTTTTCTGGATGCGGTGAACTTCGTCAACGGAAACAGTGACGCCGATCCGGAGCAGGAGGTGATTAGCCGCTGGCGCATCGAGCAGTGCAGCGAACTGAGCGCGGTGAGTGCCTCTTTTGTACTGTCCACGCCGACGGAAACGGACGGTGCCGTTTTTCCGGGACGTATCATGCTGGCCAACACCTGCACCTGGACCTATCGCGGTGATGAGTGCGGTTATCACGGTCCGGCGGTCGCGGATGAATATGATCAGCCGACGTCCGATATCACGAAGGATAAATGCAGCAAATGCCTGAGCGGCTGTAAGTTTCGCAATAACGTCGGCAACTTTGGCGGCTTCCTTTCCATTAACAAACTTTCGCAGTGAATCCCATGACAGAGACAGAATCAGCGATTCTGGCGCACGCCCGGCGATGTGCGCCAGCGGAGTCGTGCGGCTTCGTGGTGAGAACACCGGAGGGGGAAAAATATTTTCCCTGCGTGAATATCTCCGGTGAGCCGGAGGAGTATTTCCGGATGTCGCCGGAGGACTGGCTGCGGGCAGAGATGCAGGGTGAGATTGTGGCGCTGGTCCACAGCCACCCCGGTGGTCTGCCCTGGCTGAGTGAGACCGACCGGCGGCTGCAGGTGCAGAGTGATTTGCCGTGGTGGCTGGTTTGCCGGGGGGCGATTCACAAGTTCCGCTGTGTGCCACATCTTTCCGGGCGGCGCTTTGAGCACGGGGTGACGGACTGTTACACGCTGTTCCGGGATGCTTACCATCTGGCGGGGATTGAGATGCCGGATTTTCATCGCGAGGATGACTGGTGGCGTAACGGTCAGAATCTCTATCTGGATAATCTGGAGGCCACAGGGCTGTATCAGGTGCCGTTGTCAGCGGCGCAGCCGGGCGATGTGCTGCTGTGCTGTTTTGGTTCATCGGTGCCGAATCATGCCGCCATTTACTGTGGTGACAGCGAGCTGCTGCACCATATTCCTGAACAACTGAGCAAACGAGAGAGGTACACCGACAAATGGCAGCGACGCACACACTCCCTCTGGCGTCACCGGGCATGGCACGCATCTGCCTTTACGGGGATTTACAACGATTTGGCCGCCGCATCGACCTTCGAGTGAAAACGGGGTCCGAAGCCATCCGGGCGCTGGCCATGCAGATCCCGGCGTTTCGTCAGAAACTGAGCGACGGCTGGTACCAGGTACGCATTGCCGGGCGTGATGCAGGTGAAACCGAATTGTCTGCCCGTCTTAATGAGCCGCTGGCAAATGGTGCCGTGATCCACATCGTGCCGCGTCTGGCGGGAGCTAAAAGTGGCGGTGTGTTTCAGGTGGTGCTGGGGGCGGCGCTGATTGCGGTGGCATGGTGGAACCCTGTGGGCTGGCTGGGTGCCGCGGCTGTATCGGGCATGTATGCGGCAGGGGCCAGTATGATCCTGGGCGGAGTGGCGCAGATGCTGGCACCGAAAGCCAGGACGCCCACGGCAGCAAGTACAGATAACGGCAAACAGAACACCTATTTCTCCTCACTGGATAACATGGTTGCCCAGGGCAATGTTCTGCCCGTTCTGTACGGTGAAATGCGCGTGGGGTCGCGGGTGGTTTCTCAGGAGATCAGCACGGCAGACGAAGGGGATGGTGGTCAGGTTGTGGTGATTGGTCGCTGATGAAAAACGTTTTATGTGAAACCGCCTCCGGGCGGTTTTGTCGTTTATGGAGCGTGAGGAATGGGTAAAGGCAGCAGTAAGGGGCATACTCCGCGCGAAGCGAAGGACAACCTGAAGTCCACGCAGTTGCTGAGTGTGATCGATGCCATCAGCGAAGGGCCGATTGAAGGTCCGGTGGATGGATTAAAAAGCGTGCTGCTGAACAGTACGCCAGTGCTGGACACTGAGGGGAATACCAACATCTCCGGCGTCACGGTGGTGTTCCGGGCCGGTGAGCAGGAGCAGACTCCGCCGGAGGGGTTTGAATCCTCCGGTTCCGAGACGGTGCTGGGTACGGAAGTGAAATATGACACGCCGATCACCCGCACCATCACGTCGGCAAACATCGACCGACTGCGCTTTACCTTCGGTGTGCAGGCACTGGTGGAAACCACCTCAAAGGGGGACCGGAATCCGTCGGAAGTTCGCCTGCTGGTTCAGATACAGCGTAATGGTGGCTGGGTGACGGAAAAAGACATCACCATTAAGGGCAAAACCACCTCGCAGTATCTGGCCTCGGTGGTGGTGGATAACCTGCCGCCGCGCCCGTTTAATATCCGGATGCGCAGAATGACGCCGGACAGCACCACAGACCAGCTGCAGAACAAAACGCTCTGGTCGTCATACACCGAAATCATCGATGTGAAACAGTGCTACCCGAACACGGCACTGGTCGGCGTGCAGGTGGATTCGGAGCAGTTCGGCAGCCAGCAGGTGAGCCGTAATTATCATCTGCGCGGGCGTATTCTGCAGGTGCCGTCGAACTATAACCCGCAGACGCGGCAATACAGCGGTATCTGGGACGGAACGTTTAAGCCAGCATACAGCAATAACATGGCCTGGTGTCTGTGGGATATGCTGACCCATCCACGCTACGGCATGGGGAAACGTCTTGGTGCGGCGGATGTGGACAAATGGGCGCTGTATGTCATCGGCCAGTACTGCGACCAGTCAGTGCCGGACGGCTTTGGCGGCACGGAGCCGCGCATCACCTGTAATGCGTACCTGACCACGCAGCGCAAGGCGTGGGATGTGCTCAGTGATTTCTGCTCGGCGATGCGCTGTATGCCGGTATGGAACGGGCAGACGCTGACGTTCGTGCAGGACCGACCATCGGATAAGGTGTGGACCTATAACCGCAGTAATGTGGTGATGCCGGATGATGGCGCGCCGTTCCGCTACAGCTTTAGCGCCCTGAAAGACCGCCATAATGCCGTTGAGGTGAACTGGATTGACCCGAACAACGGCTGGGAGACGGCGACAGAGCTTGTGGAGGATACGCAGGCCATTGCCCGTTACGGTCGTAACGTCACGAAGATGGATGCTTTTGGCTGTACCAGCCGGGGGCAGGCACACCGCGCCGGGCTGTGGCTGATTAAAACAGAACTGCTGGAAACGCAGACCGTGGACTTCAGCGTGGGCGCAGAAGGGCTTCGCCATGTGCCGGGCGATGTCATTGAAATCTGTGATGACGACTATGCCGGTATCAGCACCGGTGGTCGCGTGCTGGCGGTGAACAGCCAGACCCGGACGCTGACGCTCGACCGTGAAATCACGCTGCCATCCTCCGGCACCACGCTGATAAGCCTGGTTGACGGGCAGGGTAATCCGGTCAGCGTGGAGGTCCGGTCCGTCACTGACGGTGTGAAGGTGAACGTCAGCCAGATACCAGATGGTGTTGCAGAGTACAGCGTGTGGGGGCTGAAGCTGCCGACGCTGCGCCAGCGCCTGTTCCGCTGCGTGAGTATCCGTGAGAACGACAACGGCACGTATGCCATTACCGCCGTGCAGCATGTACCGGAAAAAGAGGCCATCGTGGATAACGGGGCGCACTTTGACGGCGACCAGAGCGGCACGGTGAACGGGGTCACACCGCCCGCAGTGCAGCATCTGACCACGGAAATCAGCGCCGACGGCTGGCAGTATCAGGTGCTGGCAAAGTGGGGCACGCCGAAAGTGGTGAAGGGGGTGAGCTTCACGCTTCGGCTGACCGTGACAGCGGGAGACGGCAGTGAGCGGCTGGTCAGCACGGCCCGGACGACGGAAACCACGTACCGCTTCACGCAACTGGCACTGGGGGACTACACGCTGACGGTGCGGGCAGTCAATGCGTGGGGGCAGCAGGGCGAACCGGCATCCACGTCGTTTTCCATTAAGGCACCGGCAGTGCCTGTCACCATTGAACTGATACCGGGGTATTTTCAGATAACGGCGGTCCCGAAACTGGCTGTATATGACCCGACGGTACAGTTTGAGTTCTGGTTTTCGGAACAGCAGATTGCCGATATCAGGCAGGTTGAAACCACCGCCCGCTATCTTGGCACGGCGCTGTACTGGATAGCCGCCAGTATCAATATTAAGCCGGGCCATGATTATTACTTTTATATCCGCAGTGTGAACACCGTTGGCAAATCGGCATTTGTGGAGGCCGTCGGACAGCCCAGCGATGATGCGGAAGGTTATCTGGATTTTTATAAAGGGTTGATCAATAAAACGCATCTCGGCAGGGAGCTACTGGAAAACTTTGAGCTGACGGAAGATAACGCCAGCAAACTGGAGGAGTTTTCGAAAGAGTGGAAGGACGCCAACGATAAGTGGAATGCCATGTGGGGCGTCAAAATTGAGCAGACCGAAGACGGCAAACATTATGTCGCCGGTATTGGCCTCAGCATGGAGGAGACGGAAGAAGGCAAACTGAGCCAGTTTCTGGTTGCCGCCAATCGTATCGCGTTTATTGATCCGGCAAACGGGAATGAAACGCCGATGTTTGTGGCGCAGGGCGATCAGATATTCATGAACGACGTGTTCCTGAAACGCCTGACGGCCCCCACCATTACCAGCGGCGGTAATCCACCTGCATTTTCCCTGACGCCGGACGGCAAGCTGACCGCAAAAAATGCGGATATCAGCGGAAATATTAATGCGAACTCTGGCACGCTCAACAATGTGACGATTAATGAGAACTGTCAGATTAAGGGGAAACTGTCAGCCAATCAGATTGAAGGCGATATTGTCAAAACGGTCAGCAAGTCTTTCCCCCGCACGAACAGTTATGCCAGTGGCACCATCACGGTAAGAATCAGTGATGATCAGAAATTTGACCGGCAGGTCATGATACCGCCAGTGTTATTCCGCGGTGGTAAGCATGAGAATTTCAACAGTAATAACCAACAGTCATACTGGTATTCAACCTGCCGGTTAAGAGTGACCCGCAATGGTCAGGAGATTTTTAATCAGTCCACGACGGATGCTCAGGGCGTATTTTCCTCAGTTATAGATATGCCTGCCGGACAGGGGACGCTGACACTGACATTCACCGTATCTTCATCAGGAGCGAATAACTGGACACCAACAACCAGTATCAGCGATCTGCTGGTTGTAGTGATGAAAAAATCCACAGCAGGTATCAGTATCAGCTGAATTTTATAACCCATATACGGGCACCAGAAATGGTGCCTTTTTTTTGCAGAAAAGCGAGAGGTAATTATGCGTAAACTTTATGCAGCCATTTTGTCCGCAGCCATTTGCCTGGCCGTATCCGGTGCGCCTGCATGGGCGTCTGAACATCAGTCCACGCTGAGCGCGGGGTATCTTCATGCCCGGACGAACGTTCCCGGCAGTGATGATCTGAACGGGATTAACGTGAAATACCGTTATGAGTTTACGGACACACTGGGGATGGTGACGTCGTTCAGCTATGCAGGAGACAAGAATCGCCAGCTGACCCATTACAGCGATACCCGCTGGCATGAAGATTCCGTGCGTAACCGCTGGTTCAGCGTGATGGCGGGGCCGTCTGTACGCGTGAATGAATGGTTCAGCGCGTATGCGATGGCAGGCGTGGCTTACAGCCGTGTGTCGACTTTCTCCGGGGATTATCTCCGCGTAACTGACAACAAGGGAAAAACGCACGACGTGCTGACCGGAAGTGATGACGCTCGCCACAGTAACACCTCTCTGGCGTGGGGAGCTGGCGTGCAGTTTAACCCGACCGAATCCGTGGCCGTTGATGTCGCTTATGAAGGCTCCGGCAGTGGCGACTGGCGCACTGACGGTTTCATCGTGGGTGTCGGTTATAAGTTCTGATTAGCCAGGTAACACAGTGTTATGACAGCCCGCCGGTTCAGGCGGGCTTTTTTGTGGGGTGAATATGGCAGTAAAGATTTCAGGTGTACTGAAAGACGGCACAGGAAAACCGGTACAGAACTGCACAATCCAGCTGAAAGCAAAACGTAACAGCACCACGGTGGTGGTGAACACGCTGGCCTCAGAAAATCCGGATGAAGCCGGGCGTTACAGCATGGACGTTGAGTACGGTCAGTACAGCGTTATTCTGTTGGTGGAGGGATTCCCGCCGTCACATGCCGGGACTATCACCGTGTATGAAGATTCCCGACCCGGTACGCTGAATGATTTTCTCGGTGCCATGACGGAGGATGATGCCCGTCCGGAGGCTCTGCGCCGTTTTGAACTGATGGTGGAAGAGGTGGCGCGTAACGCGTCCGCGGTGGCACAGAACACGGCAGCCGCGAAGAAGTCAGCCGGCGATGCCGGCACATCTGCCAGTGAGGCGGCAACCCATGCGACTGATGCTGCAGGCTCAGCACGCGCAGCCAGCACGTCAGCCGGACAGGCCGCTTCGTCGGCTCAGTCAGCGTCCTCCAGCGCAGGAACGGCATCAACAAAGGCCACTGAAGCGGAAAAAAGTGCTGCCGCTGCAGAGTCCTCAAAAAGCGCGGCGGCTACCAGTGCCGGTGCGGCGAAAACGTCAGAAACGAATGCCGCAGCGTCACAACAATCAGCAGCCACTTCTGCATCCACCGCGACTACGAAAGCGTCAGAAGCTGCCACCTCAGCCCGGGATGCGGCGGCCTCAAAAGAGGCAGCGAAATCATCAGAAACGAACGCATCCTCGAGCGCCAGTAGTTCCGCTTCCTCGGCAACGGCGGCAGCAAATTCCGCGAAGGCGGCAAAAACGTCCGAGACGAACGCCAGGTCTTCTGAAACGGCAGCGGGACAGAGTGCCTCAGCTGCGGCAGGCTCAAAAACAGCGGCTGCATCATCTGCCAGTGCCGCGTCAACAAGTGCCGGGCAGGCCTCAGCCAGAGCCACTGCCGCCGGAAAATCGGCAGAAAGTGCCGCATCGTCTGCTTCAACAGCCACAACGAAGGCTGGCGAAGCCGCTGAACAGGCCAGCGCAGCAGCGAGGTCTGCATCCGCAGCGAAGACATCCGAAACGAACGCGAAAGCCTCGGAAACCAGTGCAGAATCCTCAAAAATGGCAGCTGCATCGTCCGCCAGTTCGGCGGCGTCATCGGCATCATCTGCGTCGGCTTCAAAAGATGAGGCGAGCAGACAGGCATCAGCAGCGAAAGGCAGCGCCACGACGGCATCCACGAAGGCGACAGAGGCAGCTGGTAGTGCGACGGCGGCAGCTCAGAGCAAAAGTACGGCGGAATCCGCGGCAACGCGCGCCGAGACAGCAGCAAAACGGGCAGAGGATATTGCATCCGCCGTGGCGCTTGAGGATGCGAGCACGACGAAAAAGGGGATAGTACAGCTCAGCAGTGCGACCAACAGCACGTCTGAAACGCTGGCGGCAACGCCAAAGGCAGTAAAAGCAGCCAATGACAATGCTGAGAAACGTCTGCAGAAAGATCAGAACGGTGCGGATATCCCTGGCAAAGACACCTTTACGAAAAATATTGGTGCCTGCCGTGCCTTCGGTGGGTCAGTAAGCACAACAACAGGAAACTGGACGACTGCACAGTTTATCGAGTGGCTGGATTCTCAGGGAGCATTTAACCATCCATACTGGATGTGCAAGGGTTCCTGGTCTTATGGCAATAATAAAATCATTACTGATACTGGCTGCGGTAATATTCATCTCGCAGGAGCCGTCATTGAAGTAATGGGGATAAAGTCAGCGATGACGATCCGCATTACCACACCGACCACCTCCACTGGTGGCGGAACAACTAACGCCCAGTTTACCTATATTAATCACGGAACAGATTATTCACCTGGCTGGCGAAGGGACTATAACTCCAGAAATAAGCCAACGGCATCAGAGATCGGGGCATTACCGTCAGGTGGAACAGCAGTATCATCAGTTAATCTGGCTTCAAAAGGTCGGGTAACCGCGCTGACAGACAATACGCAGGGGGCAACAGGTCTTGAGTTATACGAGGTGTATAACAACGGATATCTAACAGCGTATGGAAATATCATTCACCTGAAAGGGATGACAGCCGTTGGCGAAGGTGAGTTACTCATCGGCTGGAGGGGTACAAGCGGTGCTCATGCTCCGGCATTTATTCGTTCACGACGGGATACGATCGACGCAAACTGGTCGCCGTGGGCGCAGCTTTACACCTCGGCTCATCCTCCTGCAGAGTTTTATCCAGTCGGTGCACCAATCCCGTGGCCATCAGATACCGTTCCGTCTGGTTATGCCCTGATGCAGGGGCAGACTTTTGACAAATCTGCATACCCGAAACTTGCAGCCGCTTAT